AAAAGCATATTCACCATTTACATCAATAAATTTAAATGATAGTTTAGGTGTAGCATATTTTATATAGATTTGATCACGTTCACTTATATTCCCTTCATGAAAGATTAGAATAGGTGTTGATATATCTACTAAATGATCACTTATTGCTTGATTTCTTTTAATAAGACTTGAATATTTTTCTAAAACTTTTCGTTCTATAGTAACTGGTAAACCTGGAGTTTTTGAGACGCTATAAAACATTGCGTACTCTCCTTGTATATCTTGTGCCATTACAGGTATACCTGTAGGTTCAGTATCATAAATATGTGTATATCCACGTGTAAGAACAGCTATACAAGATTTTTTTGTAGAATGATAAAATGGAAAGACATTTAGATTAAACTCAGGAAGATGTGATAGATTTGGGAAATCAAGGCTTTCGAGTGGAAATAAATCTGTATTAAGAGGTGGTTCACTCGCAAAGAATCTTTTATTTATATAGGTTACCTCTATTAAATCAGGAATATTCTGAACTGCTTGCTTTGAGTTATTAGCATGTACGTGTACTGGATAGTGTGTACAGGCTAACTTTTCTAGTGCTGTTATTTTATCTATAAGAGGTATACAAAGATTATTATCATTAATAAAATAAAGTTTGATAACAATTTGACTAAATTTTTTAAAATCAGATTCAGATAATGAGAGAATCCATGGATATTCGCCACCTTTAATATTTATTTTAAGGAAAATAGACTTGTATTTTTCTATAAGACCAAAAAGATTAGTATTTTCATTATCATTAATATTATTAATATTCTTTCGTATAAACGAAATACTTCTATTTTTTTTATAAGGGTACTTTTCTATAGTTCCATCAAAGGCAAAACTATTAAACTCGTTCATATTGTATTTTTGTATAAAATCATCAGAAAATGAATCATCATCTTCTATTCCTGCTGATATGTAACAATCATATGGTTGATTTAATAATCCAATTACATATCCTCCATCATTTTGTCTCCCTAGACGACATTTTAAAGATCTGTCATACTGAAACACTTTTAAACAATCAATATTCATATTTATATGAGAAGAATATGCTTTTGATATACCATTATATGTAAAGTAAAGATTCATACCTATAGGATTAATAGGAATATTTCTTTTATTAAATATAGATGTGTGAAAAGGTTCACGTTCTTTATCATAACATTCTTTATATATTATATTCTCGATTTCTTTATCAATTAGAGAAAATGCTCCCATATTGATAATATTTTTTGAAAATATAAATATTGCTTCATCCATGATAATCTCATACTCTATTTTACTATATCTATATGATATATCAACATATTCCCAAAATCCTATTCCATTTACAGAACCACCATATGCTATTCTCTTTGGACCACTATAGTTTCTCATTCGCGCATTTATTGATTTATCGCATAGTTTATTAAATTGTATAGATTCTAATAAATGTATTTCTGGACGTATTTTAACAAACCAATCATAGTCTAGTTCATGTCTAAAAGAGGATATAAAATCTGCTAGTTTACTAAGTTGTTGCTTTTCACATATTAATTTATATTTAAACTTAATAATATGTTCATAGTGAATAAAGTCATTTATTGATGATATACCCGCATACTCTACTGTATGTTCAGTTGATAGTATATCCATATAGTATTTTAATTTTTTAATATTATCAATGAGTGCTTCTCGCATATACTGTGATACTATAATAATAAGTATTCTCATTAATATATATACATATAAGATTCTTTAGACTTAAAATAGTTATTCCAATAGTTATATGTTTTATAATCATTTGGTGTACCCCAGCAGAGATAGTTCTTAACTTCAAAGACTTTTACTTTATATCCCCTTTGTATTAATGGATTGAGTAAATTATCTACATAAAACTCACCATTTGTACGAATATTATTTTTATAAATATCAGCTAAACCCTCCTTATAAGTAGAAATCTTTTTAAAAAACATGGTACCAATAATACAATGCGTTGCTTCTCGATCAGCAAAAGGCTTCTTAATAGAGACTTCACGTATAAATCCATTCGAATCTACATCCAGCCATGCGTACATGTGTGGATATAGTTTACTTGTAGGATTATTAGTAAATGACCATACAATCACATCAATTGAATTATCATCTACAAGTTTATAGTAATCAACCGGATTATAATATACTCCATTATCACACGCAGAGATTAAAATAGATTGTTCATTCGGTACATTTGATAATGCTAGATCACATGTACATGCCTGACCCTCAGTTATATCTTTAATAGAAAGAATAGATGTATTTAGAAAAGATCTAGAAAGGGTATGTTCAAGTGAATAGGTTTGTAGATGCTCTTCTAGACAAATAAATATAGTTTGTTTTGAAGGGGGTAAACACTCTACTGCTCGTACAACCATCGGTTTTTCTTCAACCGGTAAAAGAGGTTTAGGAAGTGTATATCCCTGTAGTTGAAATCGACTGCCGGCACCCGCCATTGGGAGTATAAGAAGAGTATCTTCAATTCCACGAAACTGTAATGGTGATTTTTTCCTATCAGCAAAGAACTGAGACCATGTCTTATAGATTTCAAGATCATTTGGAGTACCCCATTGAAGCATTTTCTCAATTTCAAAAATGCGTACTTTGAGTAAATCTTGAATCATTAATTTATACACAAGACTTACATAATATTCGCCATTTAGATTCATATCAAGATCCATTAACATCTGAAAATATTTCTTAACTAAGGCCCCACTTCTAAAATAATACGTTCCATTTGAAGCATATTCTGACATTTTATCTGTAGTAAATGGTTTCTTTTCTTGAATGTCAGTTACCCATAAATCAGTATGTCTCATAAAGGCATAGTTATCTGAACCTAGCATATGAGGATGAAACCCAATATAGGATGCAATCCCTCCATCTGCTTCTAAACTTCTCATATCTTGTAAAAAATCGCTATATCTCCATTGGGTTCCATAATCGCAATAGCTTACAATAATCTCTTCATTATCTGAAATCTGATCAAACACAAAAGATACTGCATGTACAGGACCTTTCCGACCCTCTACAGGAACACCTACAATAGTCGCGGTGGGAATCTTCTTTAGTAGAAGTTCTCGCATTGATGTTGTTTGAAGATGTTCTTCATTACAAATAAATGTAAAGTCGGTTTCTCCAGGAAATAAATCAATCACATGATATATCATAGGAACTCCATCAACTTCAATAAGAGGTTTTGGATCTGAATATCCTGCATTAAGAAAACGTTTACCAATGCCAGACATAGGAATAATAACTTTCATTTTAAAAGATACTCTATAAAACTTGTTTAGATAGCCTTTTTAAATCACATACATATGGACTATTAAGTCCATGATCTAATGGTGTAATTTCATTCTCTTCAGCCCATATTGAAATCATAGGAAAATCTTGTGAGAATCCTGCAACAGCAGAAGCCGCAACTTTAAGTTCATACTTACCATCCTTATAGTCATTTATCTCTCCAATCTGTCCATTATATGTAGCTCTCGAATAAAGAGGATACTTACCATCATGATACGCTAAACTACATATATCATCATAGGAAACCTGTGTATGATTCATTGAAAAGGCAAAGCGAGCATTGATTGTAATAAAGTGAGGAGTTAGCAGACAGTGTACAAGTGTACTTGGTGTAGCAAAGAGACAGTTACACATACCTCCACCAATCACACCTACAATATTCTTCGCATTCATAAAAAGTACTATTTTTTCAGCCATGGTTAAATCTTCACAAAATACTTCTTCATAGTTTTTCTTAGTAAGAATCTCTACAAGTCCATCTTCATTAATACATTTTCTGCGAGTTGTATAGTTTGTACCAATATTATCTTGATTTCTAGAAAGCCACGAGCGCCTTGAAACATAGATATTAGGCTTATTTGGTAAGGCCGTTACAAGTTTCATTGCACCAGATTGCATTCTCTTCCAAACTTCAAAGGCAAGAGGATGAGGTGTAGAGTTTGATTGACCACCATGTGTCATTGAGAGACCAACATAGATTTTCTCATACAGTACCCCACCCTCTGCAAATTTCCAAGAAGTAATACCCAACAGTTCTAAACTCTCGCGAACAAACTGAGGAAGTTCCTTCTTAGATGGATGCGATGTTGTAATGAGTAACTCTAAGTCAGGAATCTTCTCCTTTATCTTAAAATAATAATAAAGGTATGGTAGAGAATCGTAGAGAAAGTGGAAGTAGTTATCTACATTGTAACAAAAGAAAAAGACAGGCCTTGAGTATTGACTTGATTCTTCAATTATAGGAAGTATTCCAGTATATTTATTATTATCATAAAAACTATCACGTTGTAGAGACATAACTCGTTCATCATAAGGTGCTACTAAGTTCTTTCCATAAAGAAGCATGTTTGGATAGTGAAGATTGCGCCCAGTGAGAAGAACATACGGAAATAATTTATATCCAATTTTTCTTGATTCAAAAGAGTCAAGATAAGTAATATCTTCTTGTGAACGAATTGATTGAATAGTTATCATTCTATAGTTAGTATTTTTTATGCTTTAAATGATAACATACGTGCTTTTTCCTTTGGATCATCTTCAAGACTGTACTGTTGTCTTTCTCCAATTTCGAGACAATTATCAAACTCTGCACTTATATAGGAATAAAACATCTGTTCTATAAAATCGGCAGATTTTGATGATGAAGATAGAAGATAATATTGATTCTTTCTGTAAAGAATAGTTGGTAGTTTTCCGTTCCATTTTAGTTTATAGTCTTCAAGACTTTCCTCTTCAAGATTACAGACAGCAGGTCCAAGGAATAAATGAAAATCTGGTGTATATCTAAGTAATACAGATTTACTGAAATCACCTGATAAAAGGAAAGAAGGTTTAATAAAATGACCAGCGCCTATTTGTGAGTAAAGTAGATGCATACACTTTATATCAGATGATTTCTTGTTAAGTAGAGAAAAAGCGCTATCTATTATTTCTATAAGTTTATTGATTGACTCTCCAAGAAAAATAACACCATGATTTGCTAAGAAGATAATAGACTCTGAAGAATAGTTTCTAACTATATAATCGCCAAGTATTTGACCTGGCTGAAAGTACGGTACAAAAAGAGCAGTAGGAAAAAGAGTTCTAAGCACTCCAAAATCTTTTGAGCATAAATCTTTCATCATTGCAGTTGGATGTATATGAATAATATACTTTGGCGGAAGTAAATGAAAGAAAATCTCCATACTCGGTTTTCCAGGTAGATCGCCTGAAATTATAGAATTATCTATAGGTATCTCTATATTATTAAGTATATCTAATGAACAGATAATATACCCTTTTGATTCTGTGGTTTCTGCCATCGCAAACCCAGATTTTTTTATGATGAGTTCAGTATCTGTTTTTACAGATATATTTCCACCTGTACCCTGAACATAATCAATACATGCTCCAAAAAGTTTTGATAAATAGATATATTCCAAAAGACCATTTGAAAGCATTAATCTATCGTTAAATAATACTATTAGTTTAGGCTGCGGTGAATTAAAATAAATTTAATAGTATATAGTTTTAAAAATGAAGTGTTTACTTGTTTTAGATGGAGAATCATTTAGAATAGGACCACAATTTACTAGAGTACGGAGTGCAAGCCTTGAAGGAATAAATAGACAAAAACTTGCAAGTTATTCACACTTACGTCTTATTAATTTTCTTAAAGATAAGTTTAATTGTGATACAGATGTATTAATTAGTTCATATAAGTTTAATGAACCATGTGATACTATGTTGATTGAATGGTATAAACCTTTTATAATAAAATTTATCTATTTTGATAGTTTATTTCAAGATGAAAATATATTTCATCAAGTTACAAATAGTATCGTTCAGTCATTTGACTTATCACAATATACGTTTGTATTGTTTATTCGTATAGATTACTACATTAAGAAATATTTTTTGCAGAGATTTACAAATATAGATGATTCTGTACGATATGTTCATATGGATTATAATGGAGGTGGAGTAGCCCATACAATAATATATTTACCAAAGATATATTTTCACTTATTAAACACACCAATTGAAAATAATTTTAGAGCCAAATGGAGTGGTCTAAATAATATTAAAGATACTGTTAAAACCGATTTATTTATTAACTCATATCATTCATGTGCTACAAATTTAAATTGGAATCCCCTATACAGTAATGTTTGTCGCGAGGAGAGTTTTTTTAGAGAAAATAAAGGAGAGCGCTATATAAATGGTGAAAAAGTACAAGGTCTAGAAGATACTGAATATGACCATTTAGAAAGAACAGATACAATTAAAGAGAATCTTCTATTAATTGAAGAAAATAGATTTGATATTTTTAGTTATTCATAATCATAAAACATTATTAGAAAAATAATAAATTGTAATAAACCCGTTGTTCCATCTTGAAATGGCATTAAAGGAAAAAAAGATAGATTATCTTGTAAGGATTTTAGTTTTAAAGATATATCAGAAGAAGTAATTGTATTCTTTAATGTATAAGATATTAAAGAATTTGATTTTAGAGATGTCTCTGAAAAGAACTCACAGAAAGGATGTACAAGTGAAGAAAGGGTTGGTGTCATTTCAACTTTTACAACAAGTTCTGAATTTTCAAGTATATAAGTAATAATTAAATCTGCGGCATCTTTTTGTGGTTGAATATACTTATCAGAATCCTCTTTTCTTTTTAAGATAGTCTCCATTATTTTGTCAAGTGTATAGTTTCGCTCTTTCATATCCCTCTTTACCTTCCAATCAATCTTCAAGTGCTCTTCAGTATTTAAGAATATTTTAAGATCAAGATCTTTTAATAAGTTTCTTTTATATAGAGTATGCAACCCGCATAAAATAAGAAAAGGTTTTGCACATGTTATTTTTTCTTGTAAAAACTTTCCAGTATCATGATCATATTCAACTAAAGACACATTACTTCCTATCTTTAATCGTAAAACATCTTCAGACATTCTTTCAAGATTATTTGCATCTGGATTTAGATGAGTATAATCTTTCCAGTGTTCATCATGACGTTCCCATTTATGATAAGAGTCAGTTTCAATTGACAAGTAAGATTCTTGTGGCAAGATTTCCTGTATATACTTCATAAAGGTTGATTTCCCAGATGCAGAGTCACCTGCTATAGCAATGACTTTACAGTCAGAAAGTGATAGTTTATAAGAAATAGACACTCGTATTACACTTATTTTTTTTATTGTAAGATAGTCATAGAGAAAATTTTCTGATTGATATTCGTGTGAATAAGATAAAGAGTTAAATAAACTACAATACTCTTTCATAATACTATAAGATCCAATCGCAAAATGATCATTGTAACTTGATGAGTCTAGATCAAAACCTTTTGGAATACATAGGTCAGTTTTAGATAATTTTTTAAGGATAGTAAGAAATTCATCTGGATTAATTAGTAGTTTAATATCAGGTCGCATCCTTATAATTAAGTCATATTCATCTGGTATAAAAGAAAAGCATTTTTGTATTCTGTACCATTGAATAATACTATTTTTTTGTTTTCTAGATAAGTTTTCTGAAATAGTAGGAAGATTTGTATCAATTAGAATAAGTTTATATTTAGGATTATTAAGTATACTAAGGAAAGTTTCGGGATTAAATATTTCATTTGCATAGTTCTCTTCAATATTTTCTTTTGGAAAATATAAGTAAATATCGTAATCTAAAAATCTATGCAGAGAATCAAGATATATCTTTAGATTTTTTGAGAATTGTCGTGGTATTCCTGTAATAAGAAAAGCAACCCTCATTGTGCATGTATGATATATTTTAAAGGAGTATAAATTACGCAAATATAGTATAGGTTTAATATTTAAACATTATTCTAATATATAATCTATGCAAGATTTAATATATGTATTGTATGCAAATACTGAGTATGATGATATACTTCAAATTCATTTAAAAAAACTTCTTGAATTTTTTCCATCAATTCCATATTGTATATGTATAAATGATAAAGATTATTTTAATACTAAATATGGTTCAATTTATAAACCACTAAATGTATACGAATATGATAACTCTGCTACATTTACTGAACGTATTAGAAGTTGTATATCTACTATAACAAGTAAATATATATTATTTATTCGTGAAACAGAAGTATTAACTAATAATGTAAATTATAATAATTTAAATGTATTAATGAATGCAATAAAAGAAAAAGATATTGATCAATTACGACTATATGTGTCTGGTATTCCTTATCCAGTATTAAATGAAGAGGTAATCCATGAAATAAACGAAGGATATTTCATGAGTTTAGCAACTGCAATATGGAAAAGAGAAAAGTTTTTACAGATACTAACAAAATATAAACATTTATCTTATAAAGAAATTGAAGGTGATGAGGTGCAGAATGAAACAAAAAAACTTAAAAATTATTATATTGCAATACCTAATGATCCAATCTTTTTAAAAGAAGGAGTTTCATTATCTTTTATATTTCCAGTAATACATCTTACTTTTAGAGGAAAATGGTGGTATACAAACAATCACAAACCATTTATAGATAAACTCTTATCAGAATTTAATATTGATATTAATACTCGTGGTGCATACTACGAAGATGACTTTATTAATCAATGATACGAAATCACATTGGAGTAAAACTCCAATATTGAAACTTGTTTCAATGTGATTTCTGAAGTAAGATCCGAAAATAAATTTATTCTCGGCAAA